ACCCGCAAGAAAAAACGCGTAGGTTAAATCGAATAAACCGCTCGAAGAAATATACGAAGCGTAGGATGAAAAATCGACGTGGGGAACGAGCGCCCAAGCCATATAGCCCGCAAGCGCGATCTTCGCCGTCATTGCAATCCCCCTTGTACCGCATGTGTCACAAACAAGCACGCCGTACTGCCGACGGAAAGCGCGAGCGCCGTCAAAAGCGCATCGACGAGGCGCGAAGTCCCTGCGACAAAATCGCCTGCAATGCTGTCGCGTATCGAATTGACGAGGGCGAGAAAAAACAAAGCACCTCGTTTAGCAACATCAAAAATTTAACGCCGCAAGGGCGACCAATCCCTTTGCTGTACGGGAAAATGCTAACAAGTCTTGTGCTTATATCGCAAGGGATTGAAACGTTTGATGACATGATAGACACAAAAGATCAGACGAAGAAAAACTCAAGACCATTCTTTTTTGGAAATTAATTTAGGGATTTGTTATGGGTGGTAAAAAAGGTGGCGGCGGACATACTCCGTACGAGGCGCCGGATTCTTTGCGCTCGGCTCAAAAATTACGCGCAATCGGCCTCATTTCACTTGGACCAATTAAAGGGCCTGCAAACAAGTGGAAAGACACGTATTTTGACAATACGCCAATCCAAAATGCAAACGGCGTAGATGATAATGATACCGGTAGTTTTAACTTTACAAATACCGAGATCCAATACAATTTGGGATATCAAGACCAAAAACCGTTAGAGGGATTTGAGGCATCTGAGCGTGAAGTCTCCGTTGGAGCAGAGGTAAAGCAACAACATCCTATTACGAGATCGGTGATAGATCCTGATGTTACACGCTTACGTCTGACGATCGGCATAAATGCCTTAATCTCACAAAACGATCAAGGCGATACCAACGGCACATCGGTTGATTTCCAAATTTTAATCAACAGCACACCGCGCGGAACGTATCAGATCGAGGGCAAATCATCATCTCGATTTTACCGCAGTTACATCATAGATGATTTACCGCCAAGACCATTTACGGTTACTGTCAAACGCGTGACGGCGGATAGCAAATCTCAACGCTTACAAAATGGTACACATTGGGTAAGTTACACAGAGATTATCGACACAAAATTAAGCTATCCGAATATGGCGATTGTCGGCATCAAGACCGATAGCCGGTACAACCCAAATTTTCCCAACATCAATTTTTTGCTGTATGGGCGCATTATCAAAATCCCGACAACCTACAATCCTGAGACGCGCACATACGCACCGGGATTGTGGCGAGGTGATTTTAAAATGGGTTGGACCAATAACCCAGCATGGATTTTTTACGACCTCATCACCGATAAATTAGCCGGTTTAGGTCAGCGCATTGGTGATTATGGCATTGATAAATTTATGCTGTATGAGATTGCCAAATATTGTGATGAGCTTGTGGATGACGGCTACGGTGGCAAAGAGCCTCGCATGGTATCTAACTTATGGATTACCGAGCAACGTGAGGCATACAACGTACTGTCTGATATGGCGTCCGTTTTCCGCGCGATTACCGTTTGGGACGGCACGCAATTTACCGCAATCCAAGATAGACCGGCTGATCCCGTTTGTTTGTACTCTCAATCAAACGTAAAAGACGGCAAATTTACCCGTCAATACGCCGCAGGTAAGGCTATTTTTACCGCTGTCGAGGTTGAGTATGCGGACGAGCGCAACCTATATCAAAAAGCGATTGAGTACGTCTCCGATGATCGTATGATTGCCCGCTACGGCTACAACGTTAAAAAGATGACCGCTTACGGTTGCACATCACGCGGTCAGGCTCACAGATACGGTAAGTGGGTATTGGAGACATCACGCCTTGAGCAATGCACGATTACCTTTGCTGTTGGCCGACAAGGATTAATGCACTTACCCGGCGATATTATCGAGGTTGCAGATAACAACTATGCCGGCAAAGTTTTGGGCGGCCGAGTTGTTGCAATCAGTGGTAAAAAGGTCACATTAGATCAGCCTGTAGAGATTAAGGGTGAGAGCTATCTAAACTACATCACCGCTGACGGTTTGGTAAAAATCAAAATTAAATCGGTGGACAAGACTAATCCGGCAACCGTTGATCTTGATAGTGTACCGCAAGGGTTGAGTGTTTTTGATAACTGGGTACTTAAATCAGGCGTAGTATCAACGCAACTCTACCGCGCGTTAGGCATCACCGAAAATGACGATGGAAGCTATACTATTACCGCATTACAACATGAGCCACAAAAACAGGCGATTGTTGATGGTAGTGCGAGCTTTATGCCGTCAGTTACTACGGCTCATGGCGCAGGTGTTAACAAGCCAGCCAATGCCGATGTGAGCTTTGGTGATGGCGGCGTTAAATTAACGTGGACGACATCAACAAATCATGGTGCGGTCAAGTATGACGTTAAATTATACCGTAACGGCAATCTATACAGCACTCACTTAGACTTGGATAGTCCGGAGATTAGTTTTGATAATCTCCCGAACGGAAGATATACGGTAGAGATACGCAGCAAAAACAGCGCAGGTCAATTATCCGATCCAATAACGCGTACATTTGAGATTAATCTCAACATCACTCGATTTGTGACTAAGTCCCTATTGTTTGCTATTGAGCTTGATTGGGATTTACCTAAGACAGCAACCGTCGGGAACTATACTGAGGTTTGGCGTGGCAAAACTAACGAGATTAGCAAAGCGGTTAAAATTGCAACATTGCCATACCCCCAAAATAATTACATTATGAGCGGAGTAAGCCTTAATGATCAGTATTACTTTTGGTTGCGCTGCGGCGATAAAAACGACAACAAGGGCGAGTTTACCGAAGCAGTATTTGGCGAGGCTGACCACAACCCGAATAATCTACTCAATGCAATCGAAGGCAAAATTACTAAATCACATCTTGGGCAAGAGTTGATTAACTCGCTCAAAAATGATGTGAATAGTGCGGTGTCGGAAGAATCTAAGGCTCGTATTGCTGCGGTAAATAATGCACTCCAGCAAATCAACAACCAAGCAGCTACCACCGGCACAGCGATCCAAAAACTGGAAAAAGCAGATAAAGACCAAGCCGAGACGATTAAAACCGTAACGGCAAAAGCGGAATCTGCATTATCCGGTATAACTGCTGTACGACAAGCTCAGGCTAACAGTGACAAGGCTAATGCTCAGCAAATAACCGCACTTACAGCACGGATGGGTACCGCGGAAAGCTCAATCGCAAACATCCGTACCGCCAAAGCGGACAAGTCAGAAGTTGCTGGCATTGCTCAACAAAGCCTACGCGCAACATGGCAAGCAGATGCACAAGCTAAGGCAGATAAAGCAAAAACGGATGCAGTAGCTCAAAGCAAAGCTGAAATCGATGTGGTTAGTCGTGCAGTTGCAGGGGTAAACAGCAAATTGTTAGCGACACATACTATCAAGACGCAGGTTGTTGCTGGCGGTCGCACCGCAATTGCCGGCATTGCCCTCGGTGCATCAAGTGACGGCAAGACCGCCGAAAGCTCCGTCATTGTAATGGCAGATAAATTTGGGATTGTGGCTAATGCCAATGATAGCAATGTTAAGCAAGTCTTTAGCGTTGCTAATGGACAGGTCGGCATCCGTGGTGATTTGGTTGTGGCTGGGTCTGTGACGAGAGATAAGTTGTCATCAGGCGGCGGCGGGAATCTCCTAGACAACCCTATATTTGCGAATAATGCTTACGGATGGGGCGAAAATAGAGGTAACGGCGCATTAACTGGACAAACTACAAGTCTAGTAAGACGGATGAGTAATAAATTTAGCGGACTGGTTACAAATAGCTCGGTTATGATTGCCGAGGTAAGAGCTAATTCCGCTGTGTCTAGTTGGTGGCAGATTGCAACGCAGACCGTTAGTGTCGATCCTGGTCGTCGGTATTGCTTTTCCGCCTATATGGATGCTTGGGCGTGTACGGGCGAGTTGATGATCCAAGAGATTGCTGGCGATGGTAAATCTTGGGTTAGAGATTTTGCTTTTTCTGGTCGCAAAGGGAGAAGTGTTGCCGGTTACTCTCAATCAGGTGCGTTAGAAGAGGGCGACGGAAGCATACAATCAAGCACTCGTAGCCATGTGTTTTTTACCGCTCCAAGTACTGGCTATATATCAGTTGTTTGTATTATGCATGATATACAGAAAGCTAGCGTGCTAAAAGTAGCCATGCCAATGCTTGAAGAGTGTACCGAGCACGCAACGGATCCTAGCCCATGGCAAAACGCCGGTTTAACGGAGGTCCACGGCGGAAGCATTATTGCTAACACAATCCGTGGCGACCACATCCAAGCCAATCAGGAGATTAGAGCTCCAAGAATATCAGGTGGAGAGATTGATATAAGTGGCAATGACGGAATTTTGCGGGTTGGCCGAACAGGTAATTTCCTCGTACGGGCAAGCTCTCAGGACAGAGGGCTTGTGATGAATAATGACCAGATTATTGTTTATGACGAGCGTGGTAATGTTAGGGTTAAAATCGGGAAACTTATGTAGTTTAAGGAGTAATTATGTCTGATTATGGAGTGGAGATATACGCAGAAAATAAGCGGCGACTTTTTACAAGCCATCAGCGCATCCTGAAATTACAGGGTTTTAGGGTTATCCGAGGGAGTGGCGGCCAAAAAATTGAGCTAAAGCAATACCAACGGCCTTTTTTTATGGCGTCACCAATCAATACAAACATTGTGGCTGGGCGAATCATCGAATTACGGTTTGATCAGGATAGTCAACACGTAATTTTTAGTTCGCCCAACGATCAAGAATATCTTTTGTATTACGGGACTTACTAAATGATCGGAATAGAAATTGATAAATGGGGCTCAAGCATTGACGCCAATTTTAAAAGCTTGGCATTTTTGCGGAAAGGGGAGCTAAATGCAGGTCAGCAAAGCATCACTTGTAATATTGATGAGATTGTTGTCATTCGCGCAGACAACTCTTGTATGGTCAATTGTTACATTGTCAAGCGTAACGGAAATACCGTTACTTATGAAATGCAGATAATCCCAGCCACCGACTTTAGCTTTGATGCGGTTTGCCCTATACCGGTCCCATTTAACCGACCAGATGGGTATAGTCTCAAAGTCGAGTATTTTGTTTTTGGCAGTCCAAGACCCGTTACAGGTCAATATGGGATGGTTGTTTATAACGCTAACGGTGACGTTGTGTTTTCTTCGGAAAACCGATATTTAAACCCTATCGGAGTATCAACCATTAGGGCTGATGGGCGCTGTTCAGGATACCCAGAAGACAGCTCAAACAGGGAAAAATACGGCGTTATATTACAAATGAGTAATGCCTTTATGGCTCCAGGGCTACAGCGCGGAAATGGCATACGGACGGCTCAAACAGTTATCGCATTCGAGGAATGGAGGTGGGATAGACGGAAAATTGGTATATACATTGCCCCAATGTTTATTGAGGGGGGCGGAAGCACTTATCCTTTAAATGGGAACATCGATACACTTATCGTTGAATTACGTGGACTTTAATTTATTTACGGAGTAAAAAATGAAATACATAGACAAAAAAATCGAAGAACCGAGAACAGGTGCAAGCGCAAGCTATCACGTTGTCAGCGGATTGCAAACGGAATACACCAGTGGCAATACGTTTGTGACGATCTCGTCTTATGTGTCAAAAGACAAAAAAGACGAGGGGAAAGAGAGTTTAAGCATTAATACGTTTACTATCCCAGGCGTGCCGGGTTGGGACGTAATCCCTTACGAGTGGGCATTATCCGAGCTTGTAAAAGCGCAGCCGGAAGATTTTGTGCCGGAGGCATATATGGGGTATGTAAATCCTTACATGTTTGCCGGAGGCAAGGTTAAAGACGCAGATTTGTAAAAACAAACGGCGGGGAATTCCCCCCTCTTTTTTATTCTGTGCTGTTTGAACGAAATAGAATATATGTGTTAAATATTACAAATAATAGTATGGAAGTTTGCTTTTATGGAAAATATTATTTAAATTTGAAGATGTAGAAAAAAGTAAATATGCAGACTTCGTGTAAGCCTATTCTTTTCTGACAGAGAACAACAGATTGTCAAGTGGGACAATCCCATAAGAATATTGTATTACTTAAACATTTTAGATTATGAAAAGATTATTACTCTTTGCTCTCGTAGCATTCTTTGGTGTCAGTGCACAAGCACAAAATAAACCTACCGTTATTACCGAAAAGCCAGCTGGTACTGAAACTGTTTACAAGCGTGTCAGTGGCAAAATGTTTTTTATTAAAAACCAGAAGATATCCATTGCTGACCTTGCAAAGTTAGCGGAAAATGGTCAGCCTGCCGGCGATTTGACAGTTGTTGCTGATGCTGATGGCAAGACTGTTTATCTGAAATATGTGCTTTCTTATGCATCATTTATAAAGGACGACCAAGCTGGTGGCTGGGTGAAAGGTACTAAAGTAGGAAATGTAATCACTGTTCCAGCAGGGCAATACCTTCTGTATGGCAAGTTCGAGGATGGTGAATATGGCATTCAAGTAGGTTACATGGATTATAAAGACGGTAAGTTTGAAGTATCAAAAGGTGATATTACGTTCACCATTGACGGCAATACAGCTGTACTTAACGGCACAATTATGAAAGGAGAGTCTCAAGAAGATTTCCAATTGAGAATATTAGGCGGCTATTGGAGTGATAACAGTAGTTTCTTCTGTGGCGATGTTGAAACAGTATTCTCTACCGAACCTAATGGTATCGAGACTGTTGCAACAGATGCAAACAAGCAGATTGTAGGCGAAACATACTTCGACCTCTCCGGTCGCAAACTTTCTAAGGCTGGCAAGGGCGTAGCTATCAAGAGCATTAAGTTTGCTGACGGCACAACAAAGTCTGTAAAGTATATCGGTAAGTAATTAGCGATAGCATATACAGCAAATTGAAAAATACAATTAGGGGGAGCCTCCCTTTTTTGGGGGGGGCCCCCGCTCTTTTTTGTGTACAATTCCCTTCTGTTTGCCGAGGCTGAAACTACGACAATGTATCTTTCGTGTAATTGGGAAAAGGGTAAAAAGTTTTCATAAACGCAGATATTGTATAACTCTTTTACTGTCAGTACTTTATAATACCTATTGTTTTGCGTTCCAAAAGCATGGGTTTTACACGGCAAGACAGGCTCTTTTGCATCGCAAAACAGCTGTTATTGCAATACCAAAACGCAGTTATCGCTTTTTAACAGAATTATTTTTACAATGCTAAAACGAAATCCTGCCATCGCACTACTTGCATGCGGTAGCTGCATTCGTGGGATTAACCTCTGTGTCGTGTGCAGATTTGCTGCTGTTTCATCAGGCGAACTTGCCTTAAAAAAGCATCTGCGGGGGGGGCGGGGTTTTTGGGGGGTGTGGGGGGATGCCCGCAAAACCGCCATTTCATGTGATCGCAGTATCCGGGGTTTTGATCACGTCCCTTTCCCTGCAGTGGGCTCTGCAATCAGGCGAGTCTTAATCCAAGATCCCCACCACAGCCCCTTTATCTGTGCTTTCTCATGATATACTTCAGCTTTGGGGTCTCGATTACCTTGTCAACTCTAAACCCAAGTTTCTCATAAATTTTCTTTG